TTGGTATATTGAATATTCCGAACATATGGAGATTTATTATGAAATTAGATAATGATACGTTGCAAGTACTCAAGAACTTCTCGGCTATCAACAAGAATATTATGTTCAAGCCTGGAAATGTGATCCGTACTATTTCGAGTACAAAATCTGTTCTTGCGAAAGCAATAATTAAACAAGACTTCGAGAAGGGTTTTGCCGTATATGACCTCTCACGGTTTATCGGCACTCTCTCCTTGTTTAATGATCCTGAGATTGAAATCAAGGATTCGTACGTCGAACTCATCGAAGGCAACAATCGGTTTCAGTACGCTGTCACTGATCCTTCGCTGATCATCGTTCCTCCTGATCGCGAGATTGAGTTGCCAAATCCTGAAGTCAACTGTTTGATTTCAGAAGAGGCACTCAATCGAGTGATGAAGGCTTTGGCAGTTTCTCAGTTGCCTGAGATTGCCATTGTCGGTAAGAACGGCAAGATCTTGCTTCAAGCAGTCGATACACGTGGCACTAGCAACGATTCGTTTAGCATCGAAGTTGGTGAAACTGAAGCTCGCTTCCGTATGGTATTCCGTTCGGATTGCATGAAGTTGATTCCAGGTTCTTATGACGTATCAATCTCTTCGAAGGGATTGAGTCATTGGAAAGGTGCTAGCGTAGAGTATTGGATTGCTGTTGAGTCCAACTCGGCGTTCGAGGCTTGATTTGAATGGGCGGTGTTTCGGCATCGCCCATTTTTTGTGACGGAGATATATTATGCTTGAAGATTTTTTGTGGGTCGAGAAGTATCGCCCAAAGACCGTATCCGACACTATCCTGACTGACGAATTGAAGAAGACATTTCAACAGTTCGTCGATCAAAAGAACATTCCTAACCTCATTCTCTCTGGTACCGCAGGTGTTGGTAAGACAACTGTGGCCAAAGCCATGTGCGAAGAACTCCAATGTGACTACATCGTTATCAACGGTTCGATGAATGGCAACATCGACATGTTACGTAACGACATCTCGCAGTTTGCTAGCTCTGTCTCTTTGATGGGTGGCAGAAAGATGGTCATCCTCGACGAAGCCGACTATCTCAATCCTCAGTCCACTCAGCCAGCTCTTCGTAACTTTATGGAAGAGTTTAGTGCCAACTGTGGGTTTATTCTGACTTGCAACTTCGTTGATCGTATCATCGAGCCTCTTCATTCTCGTTGCTCTGTGATCAAGTTCAAGATTCCAAAGTCAGAACTCCCTTCTCTTGCAAAACAATTCATGCAACGAGTGTGTGGTATTCTTGACACTGAAGGTGTAGAATACGAGAAGCCAGTGGTTGCCGAAGTGATCAAGTCTCACTTTCCTGATTGGCGCCGAGTGATCAATGAGTTGCAGCGTTACAGTGCGACTGGTAAGATCGACACTGGTATCCTACGCAACTTCTCTGACAATGCACTCGCCAAGCTGATCGGTTACATGAAAGACAAGAACTTTACAGCCGTACGTAAGTGGCTTGGAGAGTCTGACATTGAACCAACAGAATTCTTTCGTGCCTTCTTCGATAAGGCCGAGGATTATATCGGCAAAGGTAGCATGCCTCAACTCGTACTTCATCTCGCAAAGTATCAGTATCAGAATGCATTCGCTGCGGATCCTGAGATCAACCTCATGGCATGTCTCACCGAGATCATGGCTGACTGCGAGTTTCTGTGATTTGGTTCAATCGAAATAAGACATGCGCCGTATGTGAAGATAAGTATCTCAAGAGCGTACCATTCCATGAAATGCAGGTAAATACTGATGAAGGTGTGGTTTCTCTTGAGATTTGTGATAAGTGTGCAGACTTCTTTGATAAGTCTGCTGACGTGATAATGAAAGGCCGCAAAGATGAAACCGTTCGACTTCGTGACATCGATCAACTCGACCAAGAAGAACCTGATGAAAGGTACGGAGAATGATGCTCTTGCCGAGAAGACATATAGTCCTTGGCTAACGAATCGTTCTCTGTCCTACTTTGCGGATAGTATCCATGCCGCCAACATGATGAATTGTAACCATAATCTCGATAACAAACTGCAATATTCCTTTTTGATAAATATCATACGACCTAGCAAACGCTTTGCGAAGTGGGTGAAAAAAGAAAAGGATGGAGATCTCGAAGCGGTTGCAGAATATTATGGTTATAACCGCCGTGCTGCCAAGGCAGCTCTTGATATCCTCTCCTCTGAACATATAAAAATAATAAAGAAAAAGATTCAGAAGGGTGAAACATGAATATTTTAGAAACTTTAGTTGAAGTGAGGCTTGGAGAAGAAGACGATTTCCTAAAAGTCCGCGAGACTCTGACTCGCATCGGCGTAGCTTCGCGCAAAGACAAGACACTCTATCAGTCTTGCCATATCTTACACAAACAAGGTAAATATTATATCGTCCATTTTAAAGAGCTCTTTGCTCTTGACGGTAAACCTTCCGACTTTTCCGAAGAGGATAAAGGTCGGCGAAATACGATTACCAAGTTACTCTCCGATTGGGGACTTATTGCAGTGGTCGATGTTGACAAGATCACAGATCTGCAGACTCCTTTGAATCAGATTAAGATCCTTCCATTCAAGGAAAAAAATGAATGGAGCCTTGTGACAAAATATAATATTGGTCGCAAAAAATAAGTCATTGATTTAAATCGAAACTAAAACGCACTTGGATGATTCTGAGTGCGTTTTTTTGTGTACATTATTGTCAAAACATTGTATCCTGGGTATATGATGATGAAAAGGAAAAATACTATGCTTACTCTTCATGATATTAACGCCGCCACTGGTTCAAAAGATGCTTGCATCTATTCAGATCTCTACAAGGATGTGTATGGATGCCGTCCATATAATCCTACGTTCGAGTCGGTCGAAGCATTTGATGCTCACTTCGAAGAGCTCTCGCGCCTGCTTGATAAAGAAATCCAACAAGAAGTTATTGATCAACAGATCTACTTCGACAAGTTTGTTGCCCGCGTTGAAGAAACGATGGAAATCGTTCACGATACAACTCGTGAACGTGCGATCAAGATCATCGCCGAAGCAGAAGGCATTCGCGATGCAGATTTCGACTTCTATGGTCTCGAGATTCTTGAGCACGAATTGCGTCTCAAGTTTGGCTCAATCGCTCGGTGGTTATCAGAGTAATGGCTGATCTCTCAGCTTGGTTGGACGATGATCCGATGGTGAACGATGTTCAGACTTTGTCAGAGAAGATCAGGCAGCGACGCACTCAGATGCTCGTGCATTCCTATCTCTACTATGTGATGGATGAAAATGTCATCGACGACCATAAGTGGCAAGAATGGGCTGATGAGCTTACCGAGTTGCAGAAGCAAAAGAAGGTAATAGGATTCTACGATAAAGCGTTCTCAGATTGGACTGGTGCCACTGGTACACATCTGCCATTCGAACCGTGGATACAAAAAAGAGCAAAAGATTTGCTCAATGCGAAAATACCGGTGTACATATTATAGAAACTGATATAGTATGAATAATAAGCTAAGGAGATACAACATGATTGATCTAGAGAGACTGGAAGCCGACCGCGACGCCGCCCGTGTCACCTTCGACGCCTTCGACGCCATAGAGGAGTACAAACCTGCGCTAACCGCCATCGCCGCCATCGCAGTGCAAACTAAGGAGCAGACCGAGATGACTGACCTTGAGAGACTGAAAGCCGACATGGACGCCAAGCGGGAAGCTTATGCCGTCGCCTACGCCGCATGGGACGATGCCACCTACGCCTACAGCGCCGCCCTCGCAGCGCAAGAGAAGGAAACTGAACAATGACTAAACTCGAACTATTGAAACTCGCCGCGATGCTTTGCTTTTCGCTGCTGCTTTTTGCGGCGCTGGTTATGAGCATCCTTGCCGACTTAGGCTTTCGTTGGGGGCCGGGAGCATGACAATCGCTTTCGACATCAAGAACCGCTTCACCGGCGCAGCGCAAGAGCAGGAGACAGACCGATGACTGACCTTGAGAGACTGAAGGCCGAACTCGAAGCGGCCCACGCCGACGAATCTGTGCGCCGGGCGACCCGTGATCTTGAAAAGGCCATCATGGCAAAATTGGCAGCGCGCGGTCTTGCTCCGCTGGTGCTGTATCGTAGGGAGGTTGCAGAATGACCCGCGAAGTTGAGATACTGACCCGCAGCGCAAGAGCAGGAGCAGACCGATGACTGACGAAATCCAGAGACTGAAAGTTGCACGGGACGCAGCCCTCGACGCATACGATGCCGCAGCCATCGCCGCCGACGTCCGAAACGCCGCCGCTGACGTTGCCTACGCCCGCTACAACGCCGCCCGGTCGGCGCAAGAAAAGGAAGATAAAAATGTTTGAAGTTCAGTTATTCGATGACGTTGATGTGAGATATCCTTTGTTTGTGAGCCCTATTTTGGCAGAGGCTCAGTTCTTTTACCATCAACACCGACGCGATAATCCCGATGTTAGTATTCGTCTTATCGAAGTTTTACGAAAGAGCTAAAATAAACATGTACAATAATCCGAAACCGTTGTAAGATGATATTATCAGTTGAAAAGGAATATATCATGACTCTTACCATCGAACAAATCGAATCAACCTACAATGCGCCAGTCGAAGGCCTTACCGATAGCTATTATCCCGTTCTGGCCTATTGGATTCCGATCGAACTTCGCGAGCAAGTTTTGGCCGCTTATCGCGAAACCAATACGCGTGTCCGCCTTCGCTATCGTGGCCCTCGCAACGTCGCTATCGGCCGCGAAATGCCTGCCACTAAAGGTCGTACTTATATTCGCGGCCGCATCCGGGCGATGCAAGATTGTTTGATTGCCGACGCAACTCATTTCACCGTTTACGACTATACCTCGCGATAAGTTGAATATATATTATTAGGAGACCGAATATGGAAGTTGAACTTTTTGCATTTCCTACAATGGAAAATCCAAAGGCTGTAGAAAATACTTTCTGCAATCTTCTGAATGCCCAGCGACGCGGAGAATCGATTCCAGTCGAAGCACTCGACTGGATGGATACTGCGAATAACTGGTTGATGGAGTCAAAGTAATGCCAAATGAAGCGAAAGGCGACGCGTTTGCGCCAGCAGACATGGAGTTGCTTAAGCGAGCTCTTTATTGTTATAAGGATATGCTTAGTCGTATCGAGGAAAGTGAGCGCATAACTTCACCAGAGTTGACGCAGGTAGCCAATCTCCTCCATCGAATAGGCCGTATTTCTTAAGAGTTAGAGGTCCCGTAGCTCAGCTGGATAGAGCACGAGCCTTCTAAGCTTGGGGCCGCAGGTTCGAATCCTGCCGGGATCACCACACTCCTGTAGCTCAATGGTAGAGCCGACCGCTCATAACGGTTTGGTTAGGGGTTCGAGTCCCTTCGGGAGTACCATTTTTAAGGAGATTTATATGTTTTCATTTTTTCAATCAGCACCTCATGGTGTCAAAGTCCGGGTCATTGGTGACGATAAGTCAGGTTATGATGCACAGTATGCTATTTGCTGCAACCGGATTATGCCTGACAATTGGACACTGGTGACAGAATCACCATACCAACGCCGGTTTCCAACGTTCCAGGAAGCTAAAGCGGCAGCTCACAAGGAATACAAAAGCTGGATCAAATTCTACGAACGTAAAAACCTTGAAAAGCTGGCTAAGAAAAATAAAAGTAATACGGTGGTGTGGACCCACCCATAACACAACAGCAGATACACCAATTGGAAGCGTGTCAGAGAGGTCGATTGATACAGTCTTGAAAACTGTCGTACCGCAAGGTACCGTGGGTTCGAATCCCACCGCTTCCTCCACTTTTTAGTGTACATTATTTCTTTTCTGATGTAAGATGAATCTATAGTCAGAAAGGAAACGAAGATGCTCAACTACACTCTCACCATTCGCAACGCTAAAACCAACAGGGTTCTTCGTAAGATTGAATACAAAGGTCACAGCGGTCATGCTATGATGGATGAATGCTTTTACTGGAGGCAACACTATCGCGATAAGGGAATTGAGATTATCAACGAATGGTAATCTACGGGGGCATAGTCCAACGGCAGAGACAAGGGACTTAAAATCCCTCCAGTGTGAGTTCGAGTCTCACTGCCCCTACCATTTCGGACACTTAGCTCAGTCGGTAGAGCAACGGGCTTTTAACCTGTAGGTCTTGGGTTCGAACCCCAAAGTGTCCACCATTTATGTTGCCCCTTCCTCTAATGGTAAGAGCGCGGACTTTGAATCCGTCAATCTAGGTTCGAGCCCTAGGGGGGCATCCAAAAATAAGATATATAATAGACAATGCCCTTATAGCTCAGTTGGTAGAGCACATCACTTGTAATGATGGGGTCCGGCGTTCGAGTCGTCGTGGGGGCACCAGAATAAAGCGGGCTTGGTATAATGGTATTACGCTAGCCTTCCAAGCTGACGACACGGGTTCGATTCCCGTAGCCCGCTCCATGCGGATGTGGCGGAATGGTAGACGCCCTGGTTTTAGGTACCAGTGCCGAAAGGCGTGGGGGTTCGAGTCCCTTCATCCGTACCAAGCTTATAAGTCGGTGAGGGAAAACGGTAATCCGCAGGTCTCCAAAACCTTGAGAAGTAGGTTCAATTCCTACCACCTTCGCCAAATTATGTGGTTTGTTTGCATAGAAAAGAGATGAGGTCGACCTTATGAAACCCCATTGAGCAAACAGTAATACAGAACAGCGGGGACTGTTCCACATAAAGTTGAATGCCCGATTAGCTCAGCGGTAGAGCAGATCCTTTACACGGATAAGGTCGGCGGTTCAATCCCGTCATCGGGTACCATTTATTTTTTACTGCATGCGTTTTTTAGTGTACAAATTATGTAAACTGTTGTAGAGTGAATAATAGAAATGGAGATTATAATGACTAATTCTGATTATTTGACGATGGCTGAAAATCGCCTGGATTCGGTACAACGTTACTATCCTAACTCTTCTGAGTTTAATCGATTGTTTAATATCGTTCTTGATATGACAAACAAGATGACATCTGAAGAACTTGCTAAGCATAATGCAAAGAAGATTGAAACTCCAGAAGCAAAAATCGAGCGCCTAAAAGAAGAACAGCGAGTGCTCGAGCAGATGGCAATGAACAAAGATAGCAACAGCATATAAATAAGGAATATAATATGATTAAGAAAATTGAAATGCATGTCAATGATCACACTCTCGACGAAGATGATGGTCCTGGTTCTCAATCGATTGATATCAATCTGTACGTTGAAGCGAGAGGTGCAACGCCTGCCGAGAAGGCTGCTATTCGCGAAATTATGAATATGGCTCAGTCGTATATCAAAACGGGACTTAAAGAGTTAAAGTAAAGTTTATTCCCCGATAGCTCAGTGGTAGAGCAGGTGACTGTTAATCACCTGGCCGGTGGTTCGAACCCATCTCGGGGAGCCAATTCGAGTGGAAGATGATGGAGATGCATCTCTTGATTCAAGGCACACTATGAGGGTCGTGGAACCCGAACTGCTGAACCACCGAAGAAGCGGCAAATCTAGGGAGTGGTACTCCTGCCCAACCAGCAATAGGTTTGCCGCTTCACATTATTCATGGAGTTAGTTATGTGGCGTATTTGGGCAAAAGCCTTAGGTGAGAAAGCAACTCCTTGTGATCGCGAATCTGACAGAGTCGCTTTGATCCGGAC